GAAAATCCGCCATTCATGGATACATAAACATCTCCATAATTTTGTTTAGGTATGCTTGGTAGAATATGTCTTCTTGATAAGCGCCCGTTTATATAAACGTCCATTTGTTTCTGTTCATTAATGCGAATAATTACATTGACCCATTTGTTTAACGGAATGTCCTTAATTTTAATTTCTTCTGTAATTGAATCAAATGTATTCATAACAACTACCAGGTCGTTCTTATCTGGTGCAATGTAGAGTCCTGGAGAATTGTTAGGAAAGTTCATACCAAAAGGACTTGTAGATACATTAATATTGTCATTACCCTTGTGAAACACGTGCTTATAATCTTTTTCTTTATATGTAAAATCGTCTATATTAATCCACACACTCCATGTAAACCCAATACCATCGTCTTCGTTAACTGATCTTAATATAGGAATTGCACCGCTCGATGCTGGATTTTGAGGGATTTGAAACATTTGTTTCGAATTAATCATTCCATTTAATAAAATAGGACTTGGTGAATGAGAGAATGCCCAAGCTATAATTGTTGTGCCTATTCGCAATAATAGAATGAAGAAGAAAAGTATTAATAACAAAAATGTTAGTTTGGAAACCATATTTCCAGAATTAAAAAGTCCTACTAATTCTGAATATATAGAGGTTGAAATGTCAGAATATTGAGGAGTTACGGCAGGTGGTTTCAACTTCGTTGCCATCTTACTGAATTTATCTTTGGTTAGTTTAGTTGTTTCGGCAATAGCAGATAATACAGTTGGAGGCAAAGTCGGCAATTTAGATTCTAATTCGGATGATTTTTCAGTTATGAAATTTTTAATACTATTTATAGCACCTGTAATATTTTCTTTAACAATCTCTCTATCTTTAAGCGGGATGTCATACTTTTGAGCATCAGCAAGAGTAGTTGAAATGATATTTTGTGCTTTATCATAAGCTTCTTTGATGCTAGTCGCTGGACTAGCGGTTGTTCCCTTTATTATACCTTTCACAGCATTGGATATTGCGTTGAAAGCCGCTGATGTTGCATCGGCTATTTTTCTATTAGCTTCAGCTACAGATAACTTCTTAGTGGGGACATCCGCAGGTTTAGCATCAGCTATAGATGGAATCTTAATGGGGACATCCGCAGGTTTAGCTCCAGCCGCAACAACATTTTTATTATTTGCCAATCCTGCCATATTCTTATTTATATATAACACGATAGAAAATATGATTAGTTATTTGTTTATAGTTTGTTAGTTATAAGTTATAAGTTATATTTGAATACTTTTACGTTCTTGATTATCTTCTAAAAAGGATACTTTTAATGAATATTTACTCATCATGTCTCCTAAAATACTTCCTCCAACTCCATCCTTGTAAATGTTATAAGCTTGTTGAGGGTTTGATGCGACTGGGAGATATTGAATATTTGAAGTAAATCCGCTAAAACCTCCGTCTGGAGTAATGTTAATGTCAGAAGAAGAATCTATTTTTGATACTCCTGGAAGAAGACACGTTCTCACTAATTTACCCTCTATGTAAACGTCCAATGTTCTTCCATACAAACTTATAACGATGCTAGTCCATTTCTGAATTGGAATATTTCTTACAACACACTCGTGCACAATAGGATCTGCTGTGGAAGATGTCGTGTTATAACAAGTAACTGAAACAATGAGGTTATTTTCCAATCCATCTAGAACAATTGATGGGTTCGGTTTTCCGTCTTTGTTCACTCTAGATAAAATTGTTTTCTTTGTTCCATATTTGTAGTTCCAATCGTCTATATATGTCCAAATTGAATACGTATAATTATTTGTATTTGTTGATGACAATGTAGAACCTTTGATAACTTTAACTTCCTTGGCATTAAGCATTGACGATGTTAAACTAGACGACTTGTTGTATAATAAATACATTATTAAATAGAAAACAACAATTAAAAGTATGCCTATCAAAACTTTTTGATATAATTCTAATTCCATTATATTATATAATTTATAAATAATATAATTATTATTATTATCATTGTCATTATCTTCTAAATATTCAGATGTATGGTATTTGTATTCAATTCAGATGTATGGTATTTCATTGTTTCTTAACAAGTGGTATGTATTACTAATCGCAGATAGACTTAAAATATGTTTGTAATAATGAACATTACATATTCCTCCTTCAATGCCGCTTTTTTCTCCTGAAACTATGTTTTCAAATGTCATGTAAGGAGCAATATTTTGCCTTGACCCAACCAAGTCCCCATTTATGAATACGTCCATATTTCCTGCATCGTAATTTATAACCATATTATTCCATTTCTGATACTGAAGACTATCTGTTTCGTATATTGTAGATATAGAATCGTCCTTCTCTACGCACTGAACCCTTAGTTTGTTTTTTTGAGAATGAAACTGCACTCTTGGTTTATTGCCATAGTTTAATATATTTGTATACTTGTTATAGGCTGGACTTGTATTAGGTGGTTGCGGATTAATGTAAAACCAAAATGATACGCTGTATATATACGAGAACTTCTTTTTTTCATTCAAATGTATATTTTCGTAATTACCTAAAACAACTTCTTTATTTAGATAAATTGGTTTTCTCAACAATTCAATCCCGTCATGTGATGATATATAATGAATTAGGTTTGGAAGCAAAATCCTAATTATAGCAAGAGAGATTATAATTCCCAGCAATATCCATACAGTGCTTCCGGCATCGTAAAATTCCTTCTTTACGTATTTCGCAAATTCTATCAGCATCGACGGCGCCAATAGAGCATTTGTTTTCAATGTCCCGATGTAACCAGTATTTATATTTTGAATGTATAAATAAACGATTCCAATCAGACCGGAAATAATTATAAAATCTATTAAATAAATGTATAGCGTATGGAATGTTTTTATATTAGATACAAGTTTCCATGTGTAATAAAAAGTTACGAATAATGACAAGGAAGATAGTAAAATACTTCCATATGTAAAGAAGTTATTCTTTACCAGAAAAGATTTTGTATAATAATAATAAATAATAATAATAAAACTCAGCAAAAGGTTGATTTGAAGAAAAATAATGACATAGGATGGATATTTGTCATTTATATTAAAAGGATTCCATATAAAGAATATAAATAGCGCTGATATGTATTGTATAAATAATACAAAAATAACAAAGCTTCCAGATATATTAAACATTGTATTATATTATAGTATATATAATCATCACATTAAAAATTCTCAAATGCCGTCTTTTTGCCATGGCATTCCCTACATAATGCAACTAAATTAGAAATGTGGTTGGTGCCTCCAGAACCAAGTCTTAATTTATGGTCTACTTCGAACCATGCTGATAATTGTTGTTTACAAGAATCGCATTTCCAATCTTGTTGGGAAGCAACAAACTTTTTTTTGGTTTCGCTTACACTCCTTTTATTACCACTTTTTCCAGAAGTTTCCATTCGTTGCTGTTGTTGTTGTGGTGGTTGTGTAACGGAACTAGAATTATCGTTTCCTTTAAATAAGTTTGACCTAGTGAGATTGAAAATAGGTGTTAATAAATCACCGGTATTTTTGTCTATTGGAAGACTTTTAATGAGTCCGTTTGCATGGGTGAATAAACTAGATGAATGTTGTGGGTATTTTTTAATAAATAAATAGGCTGATAGTCCAACAAACCCAATTCCGGCCATTTGATAATATTTTTTCCATGTTTTCAACATTTGAACATACTTGTCGTCGTAATATGCATTCATAATGAAGAATACAGTTACGCCAAATATTAATAATTCAAACTTCATTTTTCTTTCTTTCTATTTTATTTTATTAAAAATACCTTGTATAATATAGACTTTTATTTATTTATTATACATTAATATTGCTATTAAAGCGAATATTACTATAATAGCAAAAAATATTATTTTCTCTCGCTTTAACCTTTCTTTTTCGTCTTTCACTATTTTTGGCTTATATAAGTCGTAATATTCTTGTAGTGCCCTATCCATTTCTATTTCAGGAACACCTAGTGCTACATTAATCTTATTGTGAATAAAATGCATCCATCTTACAAACGATTCTCTTGAATCTAAATACGGAGTCACTGGATATTTATCTATAAATTTACTAAATGAATCACCTATTTCACTAACAGGTAGGAAAAGGGGTATACTTTGAATAAAATCGTAATACTTTTTTTTTGTAACATCATTAGGGTTAAGCGGATAAGTTATCGCTATTGTATGAAAAACAAACCAATAATGCGAGCCCCATATTTTAGGATCTAAATAATAGTTATTATTTATTGTCATATTCTGATAATACAATTAACATTTTTAAAATTATAATACATTTACACGAATATAATATACTTTGGCTCGGTATGGAGTTCTATGGGCTAAATAAACTATATAAACCTATTTGTTTATAATGTAATAATAGGCATCATGTATAAAAAGGAATTATTATGTAACAATTGCGGTAAAAATGGACACGGCTACACGAGTTGTGTAAATCCTGTTACAAGTTTAGGTATTATTGCGTTCAAATACAATACTAATAAATTAAAGGACCGGGAGCCTAAATATTTGATGGTTCGTCGTAAGGACAGTTACGGATTTGTATGTTTCATAAGAGGAACTTACAATGT